CCAGTGCTGTACTTCCCGGTGCAGTGCGACTTCAGGGGCAGGTTCTATTACCGGCCCCCGTTCCTCAACCCTCAAGCCAACGACGTGGGTCGGTCGTTGCTGCAGTTCGCTGCCGGCACACCGATCAACACCGAGGCTGAGGCTGACTGGCTCCGCATCCATGGGGCCAACACGTACGGCCACAACAAGTTGACGTGGGCAGATCGCATTGCCTGGGTACACCAGAGCCAACTGCAGATCGAGGCCGCTGGTCGGGAACCCTGGTACAACCAGGAGTTCTGGGCTGGGGCCAAGGACCCTTGGCAGTTTCTTGCCTTCTGCCGCACGTACCAGCAGTTCATGACCCATGGCCTGGGCTGGATCTGCCACCACCCCGTCGTCCTGGACTGCACGTGCTCCGGCATCCAGCATTACTCGGCGCTGCTCAGGTCCGAGGAGATGGCAGCCCTCGTGAACCTGACTCCAAGCGAGACCCCTCGGGACATCTATGCCGTGGTGCTCGAGCGCGTGTTGGCCCTGGTCCGGGCTGATGCGGCAGGTGGATCAGAGCATGCGACCCGGTGGCTACAGCTCAGCCCCGACCGCACGCTGGCCAAGCCTGTGGTCATGACCATCCCGTACTCGGCAACGAGGGAGGCGGTGGTCAACTTCTGTTGCGGCTGGGCCCAGGACCGGGCGCAAGACGTGCTCGGTCGTGACAGCTGGTGCTTCAAGAAGGGGGCCATGTCCAGCCACCACTACATGGCAACCATCTTGTACCGGGAGACGTCGGCCCTCATCGCACCAGCCAAGGCAGCAATGTCGTGGTTCAAGAAGGTGGGCAAGACAGCGGGCAAGCTTGGCCTAGCCCTGCGCTGGACGTCACCGTCTGGTGTGCCCGTGATCCAGGAGTATTGGGACTACAGCGGGGTGCGGGTGCGCCTGTACCACCTGTCGTCCGTGCCGATGGATCTGTTGACCAACCACCAACCGACTGAGTTGAGCGCCAAGCGGATGGGCAACGGGCTTAGCCCTAACGTGATCCATTCCCTCGACGCCAGCCACATGGCTGCCGTCACCATCGAGGCGTTTGCTGCTGGCATCCGCAACCTCGGTGGAATCCACGACTGTTTCGCAACGACGCCAGCAGAGATGGCCACACTTCGGACCACAATCCGCAGTACCTTTGCTGGCATGTACGCCCGGGACTGGTTCACGCCCATCGCTGATGAGCTGACCGCCCAGTTCCCACCGGATGTACAGGCCAAACTCCCGCCGCGGCCAAGCCTCGGTGGGTTCGACCCAAACCTCGTAAACAACGCTGACTACTTCGTCACATGAACAACTTCCAGTACATCGACAAGCTGCGCCTGACCACGCCCAAGGCGACGTTCAAGTATCCCAAGCTCATCGAACCCGAGACCAAGTTCACGCCTGAGGGTCACTACAAAGTGACGGCTGTCATCCCAGCCGAAGACGCAGGTCCTATTGCTGACCAGCTTGACGCCTTGTTCGAGGCCCACAAGGCCAGCCTCAAAGCTCAAGCCCCGGCCCAGAAGTTCAAGGCCATCGATCCGAGCTTCGGGTACGAGGACATCGACGGCAAGCCTTGCTTCACCATCAGCTGCAAGATGAAAGCCAAAGGCATGGACCGTGACGGTCGTGCTTGGTCCGCTGTGCCTGCCCTCTTTGATGCAACAGGTGCACCGGTCAAGGATCGCGAGGCCCTGCGTGGCATGTGGTCCGGCACGACCGGTCGCGTGTCGTTTGAGGCGTGCCCCTTCTACCAGCCTGCCCTGGGTGCCGGCATCACGCTGCGCCTAAAGGCTGTGCAAATCATCAACCTGGTGGAATCTGGTGGATCAGCCGACAGCTTCGGGTTTCAAGAGGAGGCCGGTGGCTGGGCGACCAGCGAGGCGCAGGCGAGCGTCCCCTTCGACGCAACGGGAACGGCGACAGACGAAGGGTTTGACTTCTAGTCGGTACCGATCCAAGTTCGAAGCATCAGTAGCAGCCAGCCTCAAGCAACGGGGGCTGGCCTTCGGGTACGAGACCACGCCTTTGGCGTACACGATCTCCGCGGTTTACACCCCGGACTTTGTGTTGCCGAACGGGGTCATTGTGGAGACCAAGGGGCTGTTCGACTCCGACGACAGGCGCAAGATGGTGGCCGTCAAGGCACAGCATCCAGACCTGGACATCAGGCTCTGCTTTCAGAAAGCAGACGTCAAGTTGAGTCGGGCCCCTCGGTCCCTCACGTACTGGCAGTGGGCCGAGAGGCACGGGTTCCTCTGGTGCGAGGGCAACATTCCAACCACATGGACACAACAATGAACAACTCAACCAACGTCAAATTCATCCAGCTCCTGCATATTCCTGACACCAAGGATCCCAACCATCAATACCTTTGCGGTCTTGCAAGCGACGGATCCATCTGGTCCACTCCATTGCATGACGCAAAGGCAGGATGGAACAGGATCGACACCCCGTTTAAGGCGGTCCAACTCCCAATCCCGGAGCAGTCGGTCGTGGTGTCGCCACCTGTACACGTGAACAACTTCACCTCGGTGGAATCACAGCGTCGCAAGCCTGTGCTCATGTTCTTGATTGAGTCGTATCCCAAGGGCAAGTCAGCCATCGGATCGACCCCGCTTTATGACAGGTACACGGCGTGGTGTCGCAAGAACAAAGAGACCCGCGTTTCGATCATTACGTTTGGCCGGACTATGCGCATGGTGCCTGGCGTTAGCAGCTGGAAGTTCAAGGGCCTAATCCATTACGGAATCAAGCCACTGGCTGCGTTTGCTGATTGGCAGGCAGTCGACATGGAGATCCAGTGCCGTCCAAATTCCTGAAGCATGAGGCTTGCCCCGAGTGCAAGTCGAAGAACAACCTGGCCCGCTACGACGACGGTCACGCGACCTGTTTCGGATGCGGGTACCAGGAGCAACCAAAGAAAACAGAGAAAACCGAGCCCCGCATGGAGCCACTCCCGCCACCAGTCACCCCAGTCCTGGAGTTCATCGAGCACCGGGCGCTTCCGAAACGCGCCATAACGGAGGAGACCTGTGCCCTATTTGGCTACGGGTACTCCAGTCACAACGGCACTCGGGTGCAGGTCGCACCGTACCGGAACCAATCCGGCAAGGTTGTGGCGCAGCACGTACGCACTGCTGACAAGCGGTTCAGGTGGCTGGGAGACACGTCGAACCTGCAGCTCTGGGGCCAGCACCTCTGGCGCCAGAACTTTGGGAAAGAGACCAACCTCTTTGTGACTGTCACGGAAGGGGAGATCGACGCCATGTCGGTGTCCCAGGTCCAAGGCAACAAGTACCCGGTGGTGTCGCTGCCCAACGGGGCGCAATCCGCCAAGAAGTATTTGGCTGCCAACGCCACATGGCTCAGTCAATTTGCACGGATCGTGCTGTGCTTCGACAGTGACGAGCCAGGTGTCAAGGCTGCTGCTGACTGCGTTGCTGTCTTGCCCCTCGGCAAGGTGGCCGTGTGTCAGTTGCCCCGCAAGGACGCCAATGAGATGCTCATGGCTGGCGAAGGGGAAGCCCTTCGCGAGTTGCTCTGGAAGGCCACGCCAACCAGGCCCGACGGGATCGTCAACGCGAACGATCTCTGGGCTGAGCTGATCAAGCCTGGCGCTGAGTCAGCCTGCCCGTACCCCTGGCCACAACTGGACGCCATGACCCGTGGCTTCAGGCGTGGCGAGATGGTGACCCTGTGCGCTGGCTCAGGTGTCGGCAAGTCCAGCGTGTGTCGGGAGTGGGCCCACCACTTCTTAAGAGCTGGCTTGCGGGTGGGCTACATCGCCCTGGAGGAGTCCACCAAGCGCACCATGCAGGGCATCGTCGGCATCGAATTGAACAAGCCCATCCACCTTGACCCCAATGCGGCCGACGAGCATCAGATCCGAGATGGCTTTGACCGTGTGTTTGGCACTGGTCGGTGCTTTCTCTATGACCACTTTGGATCGATGGATCCAGACCACCTCATCTCCAAGATCAGGTACCTCGCTGATGCAGAGGGTGTCGACGTCGTGGTCCTCGACCACCTCACGATCGTCATCTCAGGACTGACAGATCTGGATGAACGGCGTGCCATTGACGTCACGTGCACCAAACTCCGCCAAGTGGTGGAGCAGACCGGCATCGGACTGGTGCTGGTGTCCCACCTCAAGCGACCGGAAGGCCGCGGCCACGAGGAGGGAGCACAGACCAGCCTGGGCCACCTGCGTGGCAGCCATGCCATTGCTCAGCTCTCCGACATGGTCGTTGGGTGCGAGCGGAACCAGCAGGGCGACGTTGCTGAACGCAATGAACTCCAACTGCGGGTCTTGAAGAACCGGTTCTCCGGTACGACAGGGCCCTGCGACAAGTTGCTCTATGACCAGAACACCGGGCGCCTCGTCGTGCCCATGTCCCAATACTTCGGAACCTGAACTCCAATCAAATGCACTGCCCAAACTGTGATGCCCCTGCCATTCGGGGTGCCAACAAAGTCATCCAGGCCCGCAACGACACCGTTGAATCCAAGATCCGCCAACGCAAGTGCATGACTTGCGGTCACAAGTGGTGGACATGTGAAACGGATCTGCCGATCGGGGCCATTAAGTGGGTGCAGTCCGATGACCCAGACATCAATTCGTTCTCCGTGCCCCGCCGTCAACCTGGTTTCCTGCGCATTTCTTACTCATGACACTGCTGATCGACGCTGACTGGCTCCTGTACGCAGCTTGTTCAGCCTGCGAATGCGACATCCGGTGGGACGAATGGATCCACACCCTGCATCTCGAGCAGTCGGACGCCAAGAGTTACATGACCAACCAAGTAAACAGGTGGCAAGAGGCGACTGGTCACAGGGACGTGGTCATGTGCCTGTCGTCGTACCCCACGTTCCGGCATGAACTCTCCACCGAGTACAAGGCCAACCGCACTGGACGTCGCAAGCCCTTGGGCCTGCGCGATCTACGGGTCTGGCTCGAGTCCGAGTACGACGTCAGGTGTCACCAGAACCTGGAGGCCGATGACGTCATGGGGATCCTAATGACCAACGGGTCGTACAAAGATCCGATCATGGTGACCGCCGACAAAGACATGCGCACCATTCCGGGCAAGCTGCTGCGCATGGACAAGATGGAGATCAACGACGTCGGCGATGCCAACCGGAACTGGATGACCCAGGCCCTGGTCGGCGACACCAGTGACAATTACCCCGGGTTGAAAGGGTTCGGACCAGTGAAAGCCGAGAAGCTTTTAGCTGAGCACCACACCCTGCCAGCCATGTGGGACGCAGTGGTGGACGCATACCGCAAGGGTGGTGAAACCTTTGGCGCTGCGTTGCTCAATGCACGCATGGCCCGGATCCTGCGACACGGGGACTACGACTTCACTGCGGCTACGGTGGAACTGTGGGACCCGGACCGTGACCCCGCAATGAAGATCAATGGATGACCTATACCCACCGATCGATGAGGCACTGTTGAAGCGGCTGGACGAGGTTTACCCCGAGTCTTGTCCTGATCCAGCTGCGTCTGAACGTGAGATCTGGATGGCTGTAGGTGCACGCCAGGTGGTGCGCATGCTATGGGCCGTTTATCTTGAGCAACAAAACGAGGCTTGAATCATGTGTGGAGGAGGCAAGGCGCCTGACAACAGCGCTCAAATAGCAGCCCAAGAGCAAAGCCTCAAGCTCCAACGGGAGCAGATGGCCATGCAACAGGAGCAAATGGCTGCTCAAAAGGCCCAGTACCAAGAGCAACTTGCCATCAGCAAGGCGCCGCCTCCGCCTGCTCCTAATCCTGGGGCCATGGCTGCAGCGCCGGCGCTTGAAATCACGAACCAAGCCACTACGCAATCCATGCGGGCTGGCACCGGCCGGAGGAAACTTCGGACCGACCTGGTGCCAGTGTCCGCCCTCAACATTCCAGCCACTGGGGGGTACGCCTGATGTGCGGTGGCGGTGGCGGTGGCGGTAACCCGACCATGGGCAGCAAGACAAACCCGATGCTGCCGCGTGGCACAAAGGCCGGAGGGGTTGGGCCATTGCGTTTTGCGTATTCGGCAAATCAGCAAAAAGCTGCGGTTCCAGTTGAGCCCCCTGCGCCAACGCCAACGCCAACGGCCCCGCCTTACGACCCTGGTCCTTATGGACCTCGGATTACGGTGGCGACAGCGCCAGCTGGAATGCCAAACGCTGGAAACAAAACTTCGACAAGCCCGGCAGAAGCGCTGCAGGTTTCTGCAGATGCAATCAGGCGGAACCGTAGTTTCTACCGCACTGCTGGCATGAGCGGTCTCAACATCCCAGGTGCTGCCTAATGGAACTCAACCTGACCAGTAACGTCGACCGCCAAGCCAAGCCGTACGGAGAGGACGGCGGCACTGCTGCGGCCAGGTACGGCCAACTGCAGACCAACCGTGACCCGTACCTGCAGCGGGCCCGGGACTGCAGCAAAGTCACGATTCCGGGGCTGATCCCTGACGCAGGGCAAGGGGACCGGGGTCGGCTGAAGACCCCGTACCAAAGCCTTGGCGCCCGAGGCGTCAACTACCTGGCCAGCAAGTTGCTGATCACGTTGTTCCCCCCGAACTCCAGCTTCTTCAAGCTCGAGATCGACGACCTGGCACTGCGCATTGCAGAGCAAGGACCAGAGATCAAGACGGAACTCGACACGGCCTTGGTCCAGGTGGAGCGGGCCGGCATGTCTGCGTTTGAGGTCGCCAATGGCCGGGCCTCAATGCACGAAGCGTTCAAGCACTTGCTCGTAGGTGGCAACGTCCTGCTGTATGTGGCGGAAGAAGGCATCAAGGTGATTCACCTGAATCGCTTTGTCGTGTGTCGTGACCCGATGGGTTCCGTCACTGAGATCGTGGTCGAGGAGGAGGTTTACCCCGACGCCTTGCCCGTTGGGTTGTACGACGACCTGGATGAAGAGGACGCATACGAGTCCGGCACCACGTCAAAAACCATCAAGTTGTACACCCACGTCGAGTACGAGGAAGGCAAGGTCCATTGGTACCAAGAGGCCAAAGGCAAAGAGATCCCTGGGTCGCATGGCATGTGCGACATGGATGTGAACCCTTGGATCCCCCTGCGCTTTAACCGGGTGGATAGCGAGGAGTATGGGCGCTCGTACATCGAGGAGTATTACGGGGACCTGCTGGCCCTCGAGAGCCTGTATCAAGCCATCATTGAGGGAGCTGCAGCCGCGGCCAAGGTCTTGTTCCTGGTCAACCCCAACGGCACGACCCGGCCACGCACCCTGGCCAACGCTGAGAACGGGGCCATCGTCCAGGGCAACGCTGCCGACGTCACGGTCATTCAGACCCAGAAGGCTCAAGACCTGAACATTGCCAACAGCACCATCGAGCGGATCGAGGCTCGGCTGCAGTTTGCGTTCTTGCTCAACACCGCCATTCAACGACGTGGGGAACGAGTCACCGCTGAGGAGATTCGTTACATGAGCCAGGAGCTGGAGGCTGGCATCGGTGGCCTGTACTCAATCTTGACCCAGGAACTGCAACTGCCACTGGTGCGTCGTCTGCTGCACGTGCTGCGGAAACAGCGCAAGCTCCAGGCTTTTCCGAAGGGCAAGGGTGGCGTGCCATTGGTGAACCCAAGACCCGTGACTGGACTGGAAGCCATCGGTCGTGGCGATGACCGGAACAAGTTGATCCAGTTCATCACCACTGCCACTCAAACCCTGGGCCCTGAGGTGATTGCCAAGTTCGTGAACATTGATGAAGCGCTGCGTCGTCTGGCCGCAAGTGAATCGATCGACACAACGAACCTGGTCAAGTCTCAGGACCAGCTACAACAGGAAGCAGCTGCTGCTCAAGCCGAGCAACAGCAAGCCGCCCAACGTGAAATGCTGATGACTGGCCTCAAGTCACCAGCAATGGCACAAGTGGCCAACAACTACACCCAAGAAGGAGCACCTTATGGTCCGCAATTCCCAGAGGGCGCAGAGCCAGGACAACCCGGAGCAGTGCCCAATGCCATCCCAACCCCTCCGCCAGGACCCGGTATCCCTAGTGGGCCCTCCGGCCCAGGTGGAGCAATGGGGCCCAACGCCTGACATGGTCATTGGTCACATAGAACCAAGCCGCGCAATGGAACCAGACCCGACACCCGTCGTCACATTTGGCGACGACAGAACCATCACCATCAACTAGCACCACCCCCATGCCTGAAGCAATCACCATCACCCAAAGCGAAAGCCCAGCACTGTCGACCGAGAACGAGGAGATGCTTGCCGCCATGGCAGGCGAGGACAGCAAAGAGGGCGAGCTACTTGCTGGCAAGTACAAGTCTGTCGAGGACTTGGAGAAGGCCTACAAGGAGTTGCAGACCAAGCTCAGCCGTGGCGAGTCAGTCGACCCGGCACCTGAGGAGTCCGACGACGACGCCGAGTCCGAGTCCGACGACGAGGAGCAGGACGACAAGCCTGCCGGCAACGCCCGTGAGCTGTACGGGGACTTGATTGGCGGCAAGCTCGAGGAAGCGCAGATTGACTTCCAGGACATGAACGTCCGCTGGCAACAGACGGGCACCTTGGAAGCCGGGGACTATGAGCAGCTGGCAGAAGCCGGCTTCAACCGGGACATGGTCGATGCGTACCTGTCTGGCCTGCAGTACAAGCAGGCCCAAGACACAGCGCTGTCGGTCAAGGAGGTGGCTTCGATCAAGGAATCGCTTGGCGGTGAGGCTGAATACAACAAGATGATCGAGTGGGCAGGCGCCAACCTGTCGGCCGACGAGATCGAGGGCTTCAACCAGATCATCAATACCCAGCCCATGGCTGCGGTGAAGATGGCCATCACTGGTCTCCATGCCCGGTACTCAGCCGTCGAGGGCCGTGAGCCCAAGCTCATTGGTGGCCGTGCCCCCAAAGGCAGCACCGACAAGTTCGAGAGCACGGCCCAGCTGGTGGCCGCCATGTCGGACCCCAAGTACAGCACCGATCCTGCGTACCAGAAGAAGGTGCAAGAGAAGCTCAGTCGATCAAGTATCTTTTAGTCGGTGCGTTTGTTCAGAGCCTCCCGCCCATCGGGGGGCTTTTTTCATGGCGCTTGCATACATTTGTACACTGATTGCACCTAGACCCACTCACAGAAGCGACGGCCCACTGCGGTGGACACCCGCTCGTGAACGGGAGCCCGGCGTCGGGGTAACCCCCAACCCTTTCCCCTAGGAGCCCAGCAATGGCAGCCCCCGATTTTACCGCTTCACGCTTAGGCCTTGTTAACGCTGCAGGTGGCGGCACCTGGGCCGGTGACAACGCCCTGTTCCTTCAGGTCTGGGCCGGTGAAGTTCTCACCGCGTTCCGCAAGGCCACCATCTTTGAACCCCTGCACACCGTTCGGACCATTGCCTCTGGCAAGTCCGCCTCGTTCCCCATCGTTGGCCTGAACTCCGCTGCGTACCACACCCCCGGCACCATGCTGACGGGTACCGCAGTGAAGAACGCTGAGGCCGTCGTCAAGATCGACGACAAGCTCGTCTCCAACGTGTTCATCGCCGACATCGACGAGGCCAAGAACCACTGGGATGTTCGGAGCCCGTACTCCGCTGAGATGGGCAACGCCCTGGCTTATCGCTTCGACCAAAACATCGCAGCGACCATTGCCAAGGCAGCTCGTACCGCCACCAACTTCAACACCGATCTGCCCGGCGGCACCCGGATCAAGATCGTTGCTGCTAGCAAGACCGCCATCACTGGTTCTCAGCTGGCTGCTGCTCTGTTCTCTGCTGCCCAGCGGATGGACGAGAACAACCTGCCCGAGATGGATCGCTACTGCGTGCTGGCCCCTGCTGAGTACTACAAACTCGTGCAGACCACCGACGTGATCAACCGGGATTGGGGCGGTGCTGGTGCTTACGCCGACGGCTCCGTGCTGAAGGTCGCTGGCATCACCATCCTGAAGTCGAACCAGCTTCCCACCACCAACCGCTCTGCGGCTACCGGTGAGAACAACGACTACGCCGCCAACTTCACCGACTCCGTCGCCCTTGCTTTCAACAAGCAAGCCGTCGGCACCGTGAAGCTGATGGATCTCAAGATGGAGCAAACCGGCTCCGACGTGCACGCTCTGTGGCAAGGCACCTTCATGGTTGCCTCCATGGCACTGGGCACTGCGGTCCTTCGTCCCGATTGCGCAATCGAGATCTATACCGCTACCAGCTGATCGCGGCCAATATGGGGGGAGCTTCGGTTCCCCCCTTTTTCTTTGGGCTTTTGCCATGACGCTTGCACGCACCACGTTTCTCGAAGCCGTGAACTCGGTGCTGCAGATGCTGGGTGAGGCGCCAGTCAATAGCCTTGATGGGCAGTTCGGTCTGGCCCAGCAAGCGCAGGACATGCTGAACGACACCAGCCGCAGGGTTCAAGCAGAGGGCTGGTCATTCAACATGGACTACGAACGCCTGCTGATGCGGGACTCAACGACCAACGAGATCAGCGTTGGCTCTAATGTCAGCCGGGTCAAGGTTGATCCATACAATTACCCAGACATCGACGTCGTCCAGCGTGGGTCCAGGTTGTACGACCGGCGGGCTGGCAGCTACGAGTTCGAGGAAGATCTGCGTGCCGACGTCACGTACATGCTGGATTGGGAGGAGTTGCCGGAATACGCCCACCAGTACGTCATGGTCAAGGCTGGTCGGTCGTTGCAAGAAGCGATCCTGGGATCAGCGGACCTGTCGCGCATCAATGCTTCTGCTGAGGCTGAGGCCCGCAGCTTGTTTCTTGAGGAGGAAACCACCCGAGGCGAGCACAACGTGCTGCGTGGCAATCCCAACCACACGGATGTTTTCATGACGTACAAGCCAGCCTGGACCTTGCGCCGCTAAGCCATGCCACTGATCAGTAGCTCCATTCCGAACCTGATCAATGGGGTCAGCCAGCAACCTGCTGCCCTGAGGCTGGCGTCTCAATGCGAGCAGATGGTCAACTGCATGCCCAGCCCGGTGGAGGGGCTGAAGAAGCGGCCGTCGGCACAGCACTTGGCCAAGTTGTTCTCTGGCTCAGCTGGCACCAGTCGTCCGTTCACAACCATCGTGGATCGGGACGGGACCATCAAGTACCTGGTCCTGATTCAAGACGGCGCCATCAAAGTCTTTGGCTTGGATGGTTCCACTAAGACTGTCAGCACCCCAGACGGCACGTCGTACCTGGACGTGGCAGGGGAGCCCAGCTCCACGTTCCGCACGGCGTCGGTGGCGGACTATATGTTCATTGTCAACCGAGAGAAGACAGCGGCCATGGCGGCCACGACGTCACCCACCTGGGGCACCAAGTCCATGGTGTTCATTAAGTCGGCCGAATACGCCACCACGTACAGCATCACCGTCGACGCCACCACGGTCTCGTACACGACCTTGCCAGCTGGCGGCAAGCGGTTGTCGGCCAGCTACAGCAGGAGCTCCAACACGGTCACGGTGACAGCCACGGACCACGGCCTGGCCACTGGCGACCAAGTGGACATGAGTTTCCAGAGTGGCGCCGGCACAGCTGGCACCTTCACAATCACGGTGACAGGGGCCAGCACGTTCACGTACACGGACCCCGTTGGTGGCACGACGTCGGGCAACTGCACCGTCGTGCATGAGCCGAACTACAGCCCGAGCACCGTCGAGATTGCAGCAGCGCTAAGGGATGGCCTGGCCACAGCTCTCCCCACTGGCTGGACTTTCACCAACGGCGCGGGTCATTACGTCGTGCGAATCACCAAGGACGACGGCACCGACTACACGCTGAGCTCCACTGACACCAAGACCGGTCTGGCTTCCATCGCCATCAAAGGGTCCATCGATGCCATCAGTGACCTGCCGATTACTGCTGAGCATGGGTTCATTGTCAAAGTCATTGGTGCTGCGGCCACTGGGGCTGACGATTACTACGTGAAGTTCGTGGCTAATGAAGGCTCCGGCTTTGGCCACGGCGTCTGGCAGGAGACCGTGGGCCCCGGCATCCCGTACCTGTTTGATGCGGCAACCATGCCGCACGTGTTGATCCGCAACAACGACGGGACGTTCACGTTTCAGAAGTTCTCCTGGTCTGGCCGGGTAGCGGGTGACAACATCACCGCAAAGGAGCCCAGCTTCGTTGGTTCCAGGATTCAAAACGTCAACTTGTTCCGTAACAGGCTGGTGTTTTTGGCTGACGAGAACGTCATCACATCTGCCGCTGATGCCTACGACAGGTTCTGGCCCGAATCCGTGCAGACCGTCGTTGACTCAGATCCCATCGACCTCAGTGCCGGCAGCCGCAAGATCAATTTCCTGATGTCGAGCCTGGCCTTTGCTGACGTGTTGCTGGTGTTCAGCCGCAACGGCCAGTTCCGCTTGAGCGGCGGCAATGCAGTTGCTGCAGCACTGACACCAAAGACAGCAACCATTACCCAGGTCACAGCGTTTGAAATGGGCGACGTCGTGGACCCCGTGATCGTGGGTCGCACCATGTACTTCGCCGTGCCCAAGGGTGAGTACAGCGGGCTTCGGGAGTTCTTCTTGCCCGATGCGTCAGGCCCGGTGCCCACATCAGAGGAGGTGACGTCGTCGGTGCCACGGTTCCTGCCAACCAACCTTTGCAACTTGGTGGCTACGGCCGCGGAAGAAGCGGTCTATGCCGTGTCTAAAGACCAGCCCGGGCGGATCTACACCTACAAGTTCCTGTTCCAAGGGGACAACAAGCTGCAAAGCGCCTGGGGGTACTGGGAGGCCGGGTCCACCAAATCAATCATTGGCATCGACATCGTGGACACCGACCTGTACCTGGTTGTCGAATACCCGGATGGCGTTTACCTGGAGCGCGTCCGCACCACGGCTGAAGCCGCCGACGCCGGGTCCTCGGTTGAGTTGTTGGTGGATCGCAAAATCAGTGAGACCAGTTGCGTCACGACGATCCTGCCAGGCTCCGGCATCGAGCGACAGTCCGTCGTCAAGCTGCCGTACATCCCAGCCCCATCCAGCACCATGGTGGTCGTTGGCCGAGAGGTCGCCGATAACGACCTGGCTCACGGCCACATTGTTTTTCCGACAGTCGTGGAGGGCGACGAGCTGACAGTCAGGGGTGACCTGACGAACTCCAAGTTCTACGTGGGAGAGCTGTACGACATGCTGTACGAGTTCAGCACCCAGTACCTGAAAGAGCAGCCCCCTGGTGGTGGCATGGCTGTGATTGCTGGGCCCAAACTGCAGCTCCGCACCTGGACCATGCTGTTCGACAAGTCGTCGTCGTTCAGCGTCAAGGTCACTCCCCGTGGCCGGGACACCATGACGTACCCGTACACCGGGTTCGAAGTTGGGGACCAGGAGGTGGCCTTGGGCGAGCTGGCCCTCCGCAGCTCCAAATTCCGGGTGCCGGTGATGGCCCAGAACATCGACGCCAAGATCGAGATCGTCAGCTCGTCACCGCTGCCCTGTCGGCTCCAGTCAGCAGAATGGGAAGGCTGGTACCACACCCGAGCTGCACGCCTGTGACGTCTGCGTACACCCGACCCACCAGGGTCGCCGATATTCCGTACGTGGCGGAGTTCATGCGGGAGGAGGACGTCGCAGAGGTACGTGCGTACTCAGGACACACGCCCCAGGAGTCGTTGCTCCACAGTTTCTTCACCGGGGACCCCTGCATGACCATGATTGGCAGGGACGGCAGGCCGATGGGCATGTGGGGCGTCGTGCCACAAGACAAAGGCTTGGGCACTATTTGGATGCTGTGCACTGACGACCTGGTCCGGGACCGACTCAACTCCATGCGGTTCCTGAGAGAAGCCAGGACCCACCTGGATCGAGTCCAGCTCCGCTACCAGGTCCTTTTCAATCTCGCAGATGCCCGTAACGTGGTACATATCAAATGGTTGCGGTGGATGGGGTTTACCTTCATCTCGTCGCACCCCAATTTCGGAACAGAAGGTCGGCTGTTCCATGAGTTCGTGAGGATCTAGAGCTATGTGCGATCCGGTCTCCATCACCCTTGGCGTCCTTAGCGCTGGCCTTGGCATCGGCCAGGCGGTGACTGGTGCTCAGGCCGCTCAGGAGCAGGTCAACTACGCCAACGCCCAGGCTCAGCAACAGTTTGCGTTCCAGCAAATGCAGGCCAGCTCTGCTCGGAACTTTGAGCAGATGAAGGCCAACCAGCAAGAAGAGATGATGCGGATCAATCGCATGATGGCTGACAACTCATACAGCGATGAGATTGCACAGCTCAACCTCAGGCTGATGCAAGAGCAGGCTGCAACCAGTCAACAGCAACAGCAGAGTGCAACGGCAGGGGCCAAGGCCCGGGGCGAAGTGCTGGCATCAGGCCGTCTTGGCAACACCGTGGACAACTTGATGGCTGACTTCTACCGACAGCAGGCCCAATACGACTTCTACAGCAGTCAGAACCTGGCGTTTACCGGCAAGCAAATCCAGATGGAAAAGCAGGGAGCGGCTGCCCAACGCGGATCCCGGATTGCCAGCCAACAGGCGTACATCAAGCAGCCGGTACTGGATCCCTTGGAACCCATTTACCAGTCCAAGCCCAGCATGTTGCCGTTCATTTTGCAGGGTGCAGGTGCTGTCGTCAGTGGTGTCAGCACTGGCATGAGCTCCAGCGCAGCCATTGGCAAGATCAAGGCGGCGCAACCGCCAGGGGTGCCTGCAGGTTTACCGACCAGCGGGTTCAGCGGGCAGACGCTAAAGACTTTCAACCCGGCCAACTCCTTCAAGCTGTAACGACCCATGGCACGTCTCTCCACCGGTCAGTCCTACGGCGATACGAATCGCAGCACAGCAGCACAACTCCTGGGCGGCATCCCGGTCGACGTGTCGGGTGGTGCCATGGCTCAAGGCTCAATCAATCAACCAGCCCTGCAGCCCCAGGCCCGGCCTGTGTCCACGTTTCAGCAGGTTGGAGCGCCAACACTGGGCGGGGCCCCCAAGTTTTTCCCGTTGCCGGATTTGCCGACACCAAGCCAGGACTTGGCGCGTCTGGCCACAGCACTTGGGAACTTCAACCCGGTCCTAACGACCCTCGGCGAGACCTACATCCAGCAGCAGAAGAACATCGACACCAAGGCCCAGGCTGTTGGCCAGGCCGCGGCCATGCAACTGCAGCGGTCTGCACCTGGCCAAGATTTCATCCAGGCCCGGGACAACCTGTGGCGCCAAGCCCAGGCAGGTGACGCTGGTGCTGCTGCTGCGTACCAGCAGATGCAGGCCCTGAGCCCCCTGCAACAGGCTTACGCGGCTCGGTACTCAGGCCAGGCTGTTCTTCGCGAAGACATTGCCACGGCCACCGAACGTTTCAAGAACATCACCGAGATCGGTGGCGTTCCGATCAATCAAATCGAGCCTGGCGACCCACGCATCAGTGCAGCCAAGGCGGCCCTGTATCGTCTCCCAACCAACGACCCAGCTGGCTTTGCTGAGCTGATGCCGTTGGTGGCCGCCAAGAACGGTGAGATCGACAGACTCCACATGGGCATGCGCCTCGAGCGCAAGGTCAATGAAGCGAGCTCGGCCGGCCAGGCGTCGTTGACCAGCCAGTTCATGGGTGCGGATGTCGACGTGGCCCGGACCGTCGCCGATCAAACCCAGATGCTCACTAACGCCAGGCGATTTCTTGGCGTCGAGGAGTACCAAAAGCTTGTCGGCAACTATGGAGATTGGCTGTCATCTGCTGTGCTGGCAGGAAGCATGGGCAAGGACGGCAAGGCTGACGTGCAGCGTTACCACAACCTGATGGGCAAGGCGATTGACGTCTTCACCCAGGTCCAAGCTGGCCCCAATGGAGAGCTGCTGCTCACAACACTGGGCGCCAAGGGTGGCACAGCTGCACAGCTGGCGTTGACCCAGAAAATGATGTCGCAACTGAAGACGTTCAACGAATCGGTCAACTCGTTCAATGGGGCCATCGGCGAAGACAAAGGTGTGGACATTCTCAAGGTCACCAAGGCCGATGACCCGAGCCTGACGCCGGCGCAGCGGGATGCTGCTTTCGTGCAGGCCGACCTAATGGTTCAGTCGTTGCCAGAAGATCAGCGACAGGGTGCATGGGAAAAGGTCAACAAGGCCAGGAGCCAGGCCAACACGTCCTGGACCAAGCCCATGCAAGACAGGATCGAGCGCGAGGTGTCGTTCAGCTACGACAAGGACCCGGGCGCAGAGATTGCAAAGCTCGAGCAACTGAAGCTCAACGGCATGATCGATCCCCGGTCAGCCGATCGGCAGATTGCCAACTACCGACAGCTGCAGTCAGCCGACATGCGGCCGTACGTGAACGCCGCCAAGCAGGCGGTGACCGACATCCTGAAGCAGGAGACGGATTCGATGAAGTTGCCTGGGTCGGAGGGCGGCGCAATCATCACCGAGAAGGAGCGCTTGTTCTTGATCAACAGAAGCGCAGAGCTGTCCAGCAGCGTTGAGGTCCTGCGTCGTCAGTCCATGGCCGATGGCAGCGGTGCCAGTGGGTTCAGTAGCAGGCTTGGCACTTGGGTCAAAGAGCAGAAGCCACAGGCCCCCAAGCCCGCCAACCCGGACATGAAGCCCTTGATACCGCAGGGGCCAGAAGCCTGGGCCCAAAGCCTTGGCCTCCGCCAACTGGGACCCGGCAACAGGGCATCCAATTACGAGCTTCGCCGACGAGTCGACAACGGTGTCGTGATGCCGCGGGAGCAGTACATCAAGAACTACGACCAGTACATCGAGACTGGGCGCCTGTCGGACGCCATGAAGCTGCTGATCAAACGCAGTGGGTACGGTGCGACGCCATCTCAGTTCTTCTTCAAGCAATGGGACAAGATGTACCCGGGCGTCAAGATGAACCCGGCCGACGTCGAGGCCTTGAAAGGGCTGGACCAACAAAAGATCAGCTTTGCCCAGCCACCTGCCGCGGCCAACCCGTATGCGCAGACGGCCATGAATATCCAAAGCATGATCCGCAACGCATCAATGGGGGCCATGAACGCTTTCGTGCCACCAGCGGCTGCAGCCGAGCTGGCGACAATGGGCCCAGTCAGGCTTGGCACCCCTGTCGTCGGTACGCCAAAGCTCAACGCAAACGCACGGGCATGGCTGGCCGCCATTTCAGCTGGTGGCTTTGAAGGTGCCAGCTACAACACGTATTACGGTGGCGGCTCGTTTGACAACAACCAAGGCCACCCGATGCGCGTGGTTAGACCCAGAGGTGGCATCGCAAGTTCTGCGGCTGGTCGGTATCAGTTCATGCCTGATACCTGGACAGGCCTGCATGGCGGCAAGAACTTACCAATGACACCAGCCCGTCAGGACACAGGGGCTTACCAACTGGCACTTAATAGGGGCGTCGACTTAAACGTTGCACCTCCAACAGTTGAAAACGTTCGGAAGTTGTCACCGGTTTGGGCGGCTTTGCCTAAGAGCGCAACTGGTGGCGCCGGATATTACAAGGGCCAAGGGGGTGCGGGATACGCAAGGTTCAGGCAGATTTGGGACAAGGAACTACGTCGTTATTCCGGTCGCTAAGCCATGCCTTCCCAATTTGTTACCCGCCCCGACGGCACGGTCGAGCACGTGCGGACGGGTGGCAAGGCCATAGATCCGGCCAGTGTCCAGAAGGCTGACAGCTCGCCACGCATGGTTCCTGGCGTCTTTGGGGACCTGCAAGCAGCAGGGCTCTCTGGACTTGTGTCTGCCGGTCAGACGCTGATGAAAACTGGCGACATTGGCAAAGCGATCGGCGCTTATTACACAGGTGGCGCGCAAGACATCAGCAAGAACGCATCTCCAACGACGCGACTGATTGTTGCTCCGGCCCGGAACTTGGCTCAAAGCGCACTCGGCAACATGCCGGCCGACGTCGTCAGCGAAAAGATGGGCCGGCCTCGGTCTGTTGGCGCCCCGGACGCCAAGTTGCTGGGGGTGATCCCGGCCCTGCCAAAGATCCAGTACCAGAACCCAACAGAAGAGTTGCTGGGTGGATTTGTCCAAGGGGCCATGGGCTTTTTCCTGGCGTCCAGGGGCCTGAAAGGAGCCGGTGGCGCAGCCATGCGTGTGCCTGCCGTCGCAAGTGCGGCCAAGGCGGTGCAGCCGTTGACCCAAGCCGCCAAGGCCGTGGGTTCTTTCGCCAAGGGGGCGCCTGGGGTCGCTGGCGTTGCAGCAAGGACTGCAATCGGAGCCGGTTCCATCGTTGCTCAGGGTGCTGCACCTGGCTTCATCGTCGACTACGCGGGCTTTGACGCAGGCTCGACGCTGACGGATCAGGTCTTGAGCTGGGTCGAAAAACAGCGCGGCACACCGATCCATGCCCCGTTGCTCGACTTGGTGCGCTCTGCGCCTGGCGACACTGCTGCCGATGCCCGGTGGAAATCTGGCGTCGAAGGCATGTTTTTCGTTGGTCCAGCCGCAAGCGCAACCATCGAAGGCCTGGGCCGTGTGGCCAAGTCCATCATCAACCTGGCCAATGCCCGCCAAGCCAGCAGGGGCGCTGACCCCAACATCCCGCCTGAACCACCGGCATCTGGGCAGACAGTCGACGTCACCGCTGCTCCTGTCGGTCCCAACGCCAAGGTTGCCACTGCCCCCAACGCTGGCCCTGGCGTTACCCAGGCTGCGCCCAAGAGCAAAGCTTCTGCACCTGACGTCGCCAAGGCGTACATGGACATGCGGCCCCGGACGCCGCTGTGGGAGAAGCAAGGCGTTGAGACCCAGGGTCGCCTTGATGACCCCCGGGCCGATGTGCAAGCCGCAACCAAGGACTTTGTCGAAGCAACGACGCTTGCCGACACTGCAGTGGCCCGAGCATCCAGCACGGTGCCCGATGAAGCTGGCCCGGTGGCAACGGTGGATCGTGGCAACGCCATGCCGAGCTATTCCCAGGTGCGGGAGACACCTGTCGCTGAGATTGACACCGATCCCACTCGACTGCAGTTCAAGGCAGCTGGCCAGGGCAAAGGCAAGCGTGGTGTCAGCGGGTCCCTGAAAGACGCAAAGTCCTATGACCCGTTGTTCGGCAAGATCGTCAGCGTCTGGCGTGACCCAGAGACCGGCCGACTCCTGGTCGTTAACGGCCATAACCGCCTGGACCTGGCCCGTCGTTCTGGCGTCCAGAACATCTTGACCTGGGAGATCGATGCCCCCAATGCCGAACAGGCCCGGGCCATTGGCGCAATGGAGAACATTGCCGAGGGTCAAGGCACGGCTTGGGACGCCGCCAAAATCATGCGGGACATGGGCATCGACGGCGAGGAGATGGCCCGTCGCAACATCGACGTCACCAAGGGCGTGGCGGAAAAAGGCGTGGCTCTCTCGCGGCTGCCACAAGAGATCTTCGAGCAAGGGGCCACCGGCAAACTGAGCTTGGAGAAAGCTGTGGCTTTGGGCAGTGTCAAGCTCGACGACGTCGTGGTCCGGGACGTGGCTGCTCAAGCGGCCAAGAAAAACTGGCCGGCCGACAAGATCCTGCAGGCCATGCAGGAAGCCAAGTTTGCCCAGACAGCTGAGGCCACCGGCGGTGGTGTGCTGCCCGGGTTCGAGGACATGTTCAAAACCAGCAACTTCGAGCAGCTGCTGGACATCAGGACCGAGGCGTTCAAGGCCCTGCGGGAAGAAATGGTTGCGCTGACGTCCGTGGCCCTGGAAGGTCGCCGCGGGATTCTTGAGGCGGCTGGCAATGTCGTCGACGTCGCCGGATCACAAGCCGCACGGGGCCAGGCTGCTATCGCTGTTGAGATCTTTGATCGGGTCACCGGGTACACCGGACCGGTGCGGGACCTGTTGAATGAAATGGCGGGCCAGGTGAACGCCAAGCGCTCGGCCAAGGCCATCGTCACCGAGAACCTTGAACGGCTCCGGGCTGCGATTGAAGCGGAAGGTGGCAAGCCACGGTTGCCGCTTGAGCAACCACCGGCCGCTGCTGTGGCCCCGAGTGTCCCAAGTGCGGGAACTCCGCCGCCTGCGGCCCCACGCACAGCAGTCCAGCCCATGGGCAACGTGGCTGCTGCTGCCATCGAGCCACCTACTGCTGCCGCCTTTACAGACCCCCTGTCGGCCGAGAACCTGGCGGACGCCCGCCTGACCCTGGGCCTGCCCGGCACCGCCAATCTTGCGGCCATCACCAGGGCAGCCCGGGAGCAGGGATACGACGCCATCCGGTGGACCGGCACTGCTGGCACACCTGGCGGCAAGGGTGGTGAGATCGACCTGCGGCCCAACATGGAGTCGCAGAGCCAACGGCAACTGGGTGAGCAACCACTGGGTGAGCAACCGATTGCTCGCATGGTTCCCGAGGACGTGGCGAACAAGGTCAAGGCTGAAGTCACCGACGTCGTCAGAAGAGTCGTCGGCAATGACATCGCCCTCAAGTTTTACGACAGCATCGTCGTCAAGAAAGGGACCAAGGCCCACGGCTCAGAGGGCAAAAACGTAGAGATCGGTGGCTCCTACAACCCTTATGCCAATTCTGGCTTTGGTGGTCGCGGCGAAGTGTTCATGGACCCGATCGCCGAAGCGATCAGCTTTACCCGGATGCGACTGAAGACCAGGGCAACCGATGACCACTTCGGCGACCTGTTGACCTATCGAGCCGACAAGCTGGAGACCGCGTTCCACGAATCCTTCCATGCCGTCCAGCAGCGGTACCTAACCGAAAAGCAGCTCAAGGTCGTGAACTCTGGCATTGCCAAGGCTCGCCTTTGGTTCGCTGATGCAAATGCAGCCCGCAGAGGGGCCATTATTGCGCGAGCCAAGGAGCTTGGTGTCGAGCCAAAACTCCAGATGCCATCCGAGACCCAGGCCCAGGGCTTCGAGATCTACGGCCCTGCCATGGATGCTGGCGTCTCGCCGGCTGCCGCGTTGCTTGGGTTCCCCGTCGAGGACCTGAGGGCCCTGTATTCCGCCAAGGGCCTGACTGGTTCCCGCTGGGCCGACGGCATCCTGAAGGCTGTTGTCGCCGCCACCGACGTCATCAACAAGTTGATCGACACCGTCGAACGGATCGGCAACGCAGCCCAGCTCAGGGGCTGGACATCCATCGAGGACATCTATCGCAAGGCGTACACCGGCGAGTTGCAGCGCACCGGCAGGGCAAGTGGCATGCAACCGGCATTTGGCCCGCTCGAGCGGTACGACCCAGGCGCTGATCCGAACCTCGCTGGCAAGACAGTTGAGGAGCTTGATGCCATGACAACCGAACAACTCCGGCGTGGCATTTTGCTGCTTGAGCAAAGGGGTGAATACGACCTGGCCAAGGAGTGGCGTGACGCACTGGAAAGCGAGCTGGCCAGCAACACAGAAGTCGGCCGCATTAGCGGCGAACAGGCGTCAGAAGTGCCACCACCCCGGGAGCCCGTGGAGCCTGGCCCAGGGCCCGAGAACAGCGACGAATGGGTGCGTCGGTTTGCCCAGCAACTTGGGATGACCAGGGAGCAACTGTTGAGCGGGGAGCTCAGCTACGACGACCTGCTGTCCAACAGCTTCCAAAAGACCCAAAGCCCCTCCGGTCAAACGATCTACACCGCCACCAAAGAGAACCTGGTCGACGGTTACAACGCCATGTCCAGGGTGCTGCCTGATCGCGAAGGACTCTCTGGGATTCCGTCGTTTACCCGGGAGGAGTTGCGGTCCCTGAACCAAGACTGGTTGATTCGCCACGGTCAAGACGGCGAAGCAATCATGCGGGGTCTGGCACCACTGATCGCTGGCTTTGAGGAGTACCAGCTGGGTGCCTTGAACCGTGCCATGTGGCTGGCCGACAAGAAGCAGGTCGAGGCTTCGATGGAAGCTGCCATGTGGTTGAACTCTGCCAGCGTCGAGGGCTTGAACCAGTCCGAAAGGCTGGCCAGGTTGATCACTGCAGCCGAGTCGGCCCGGGCCACCCATGAGGCCGTAATGCGTGTTACCAGGCCCTGGGGCCAGCTGGGCGTCGAGATGCAGGTGCCCCGCAACTACACCGCGCCACCGGCGACAGGGTTGGGCAAGGAGCCTCCCGTGCCACCAGCGGAGACCATCGACATCGAGGAAGCCATCACCAAGGAACTTGAGATTGAGGAGGCCCGCCCGATCGAAGAGACGATCACCGGCAAGATCGACGAGGACCTGGTCGAAGCCGCCAACGGTGGCGAAATCACGCCTAAGGCCCAGGCCGCAGCCGATGCTTTGGCCCAAGGCCTGGTCAGCGCTGGCGCTGAACCCGCCATGCGCGACAGGTGGTGGCGTCGTTTTGATGACCCGGCCCTGCAAAACATGGGTCCCAACGGGTTGTTGATGCTGCGGGTCAACAACCTGATTAGCAGTGGCGTCACTGCAACCACCAACCTCGGCAACGGCTTGCTGAACCTGGCTCGGTTCCCGCTGCAACAAGCAGGTGGTGCCTTGGCCCAGGGCGAGATGAAGCGCGCCATGTACTCGATGATGATGTTCCAGCAGTACTGGATGAACATCAGTAACGCCATGCGCGTTGCCGGCCACTCCCTAAAGGCTGGCCGGTCGCTGATGAACATGGACGTCAGCACCCTTGATTGGCTGGACCGTGTCGCTCAGCGTGACGCCCAAGGCGAGTTGCTGTCCGGGCCAGATGCGCCGACAGGTTGGACCATCAACACCGTCAACATGAGCCAGGACATGGCCCAACGCCCCATCGGCCAGGCCATTAACAAGTTGTGGCAAGTCGTCGGCACAGGCGCCAGCCGCTTGGCCATCGGCATCGACACCTTCAACTCCACGCTCGCTGGGTACGCCTATGAGCACGTGCGCCACCTGCCCCGGGGCATGGAGCTGGCAACAGAGCGTGGCATGAAGGAGTTCAGCTCAGAGGCCTGGAAGTTTGCGCAGCAATACGCAGATGCCAGGACCCAGGAGACCATGAAGTCAGCGGTGGTCGATGGCAAGAACCTGGCCGACGTGGCCATGGAAAGCCCTCAGGCCCAGAACTTCATGAATGCCATCAACTTCACCGACAACGTGTGGAGCGAGCTCGAGACCAGGACCCTGTCGCAAGGCATCAGCATTGGCCAGACCAAGGGGCTGAGCGGCAACGAGTTGCAGGACTTTGCTCAGCGGTACGTCGAGGAAGGCCAGATGCAGCACCGCATCGCCAACTACGCCCTCAACGGTCCTGTGGCCTTTGGTCGCCTGGGCTCGATTCCAGGTGAAGCCATGCAATCGCTGTCCAATGCGCGCCTGGTTGGCCCGGTGTTCAAGTTCATCCAGCCGTTCCAACGGGTGCCGTCGAACATCATCAAGTCCGCCATGCGCAACACGCCTGCTGCGGTCTTTGTCGACACGTGGTGGCGGGACATCACAAGCGAGGACGCCTTTACCCGGGACCGGGCTGTGGGCGAGGTGGCGATTGGGTCCGCAGCACTGTCGCTTGTCGCCATGGCCTCGGGCCTTGGGTACATGAGGTTCAACGGTGGTGGCCCCATTGACCCTGCCGCCAAGGAAAAGTGGACGACGATCGAGAAACGGATGCCGTACTCAGTGCAGTTCTGGGACGAAGCTGCAGGCACCTGGTCGGCGCCCACGTCGATGCGGGCCCTGGAGCCGTTTGCCACCCTCTTCGGCGCCATCGGCGATTACACCGACATCGCCAACTCCCTGTCGACCGAGAGTCGCAACCGCCTGGGGTCAAGCCTGGTGCTGACCCTGGCCCGGATGTCGACCAGCGGCGTGCTGAGCAAAAGCTATTTCCAGGGCTTCAACGAGTTGTATGAGGCAGCCTTCAACCCCAGCAAGATCATCACGGGCCCTGCGCAACGTGATCCTCTGGCCCGGTACCTGTCCAGGATCGTGGCCAGCATGGTGCCGTACAGCTCTGCTCTGCGTGCTGCACGACGTGAGACAGATCCAGTCAGCCGCACAGTTGACCCAAGCGACATCGGTGGCCTCATGGGCTTCTTCCAGGAGACCCTCGATGAAGTACGCAACGCTGTGCCCGGGTGGTCAAACAACCTGCCGGCACGTCGTGACTGGATCAACGGGGCTCCAATCTTGACCCAGGGCATCCTGGGGGCAGAAATCATCCCAGCTGACATGCCGTGGCTCCAGGCCGCCATGCAGTTCACCCCGTTTGCTGCGTTCCAGCAGGGCCGGGAGGCCCTGGGCCCCGTCCACGAAGAGATGGGCCTGCTGTCTGGCAAAGGCACCAACTTCTCTGGACCACGCGCCTCTGACTTCGGACCAGAGATGCGCTTGACCCCGAGCGAGCTCGAGGACTACACGCTTCGCTTTGCCACTGTCAAGGACGAGTACGGCCTGACGTTCGAGCAATCTGCCACCAAGCTGATCGAATCCAAGCAGTATCAGTCCTGGCCCGTCGAAGGCCCATCAAGCCGTGACGTCAGTCTCCGTGCTGCTGCAATCCAGACCGAAATCCAACGGTTTAAGAAGTTGGCCAAAGACGACTTCAAATTCAGCACAGCCAAGGGCCAGTTAATTGCCGCTGAAGAAGCCGCTGCCGAAGCCCGAAAGGCTGAAAAAACCTACATTCAACGGTACGGTATGGACAACAGTCTGCAGCCCGCGCAGCCCAGCGCACCCTGGTCCCCAACCCCCCGCTAACCGCTGATGGCTTACTCCTACACAACCAACACGGGTGACGGGACCACGACCCAGTTCAGCGTGCCCTTTGACTACCTTCGCAAGGCACACGTCCAGTGCACCGTCGACCAGGTGCAGAAGGACATCACCTGGGTCAACGACGTCTTGATTGAACTTGCTGTGGCGCCGGACTCTGGTTCCACAGTCATTGTCAAACGGGTGACGCCACAGGCGTCGCCTTTGGTGGATTTTGCCGATGGATCGACGCTGGTCGCCGCTGACCTTGATGCAGCAAACCTGCAGCTCCTGTACATCTCCCAGGAGATCCAGGACTTCAACGACAACCAGACGGTGCTTGGTCCCAACACCATGCTGCGCTGGCAAAAGACAGCAACAGCAGGGCAAACATTGCTCAGCGGTTCCGACGACACGTCGCAAACCCTGGCGTACACAGCCGGTCTCGAACAAGTCTTCAAGAACGGAATCCTGCTCAGACTCGGGATCGAGTACACCGCAACCAACGGCACGTCGATCACCTTGGCCTCTGGGGCCGCAGCCGGCGACAAGATTCAGGTGCTGGCTCAACGCCAATACTCGGTCGCGGAATTTCCAGGGTCCAACTTGACCGATGGATCCATCATTAACAGCAAGCTGGCAGCAAGCGCTGTCACGCTTTCAAAGATGGCGGCTGATTCCGTTGACAGCTCCAAGATTGTCAACGGGTCCATTGTCAACGCCGACGTCAACGTCAGCGCAGCGATTGCCGGGACCAAGGTCAGCCCAAACTTTGGCGATCAAAACATCCAGACCAACCAGAACCTGTTGGTGGGTGGAACCGCAACGATCACTGGTTCCATCAGCACCTTGGCCAGCATCTCCGGCGCTGGCATCTCCGGCGCTGCGTTGAGCATTACAGGCGATTCGTCGATCGGTGGCAACGAGCTGGTCCAAGGTGAACTGCGCCTCGGTGATGGCGACGAAAGCAATTACGTCGGGTTCAAGGCCGCCACAGCTGTTGCTTCAAACTTGGTCTGGACATTGCCAGCAACCGACGGAACTGCTACCCAGAGGCTGGCAACGGATGGCGCTGGAAACCTGTCATGGGCCTCTGAGTCTGCGGCAACTCCTGACCACGCTTACAATCTCGTCACGGGGATCTTCTAACCAATGGCTACCGCACCTGTTTACGCAGCTACTCCCCGCCGGGAGTGCCAAATCATCGGCACCGCAAACCCAAACCGAGACGGCACCGGCACGACGGCCACCGTGTTCACGGCCGGAGCCAACGGGAGTCGCGTTGAAGCCATTGCAATCAAGGCCCTGGTAACCAACACAGCTGGAACCGTACGGCTGTACTTGACCAACGGCGCCAACAAGCGGCTGTGGTACGAGCAAGCCGTTGCTGCGTTGACTGTGAGCGCAACCGTACCCTCCAACTCGTACTACCTGAACTCATTGGCAAACAGCGACTTGCTGCCTTTGGTTCTGCCTTCTGGTTGGTTGTTGGAAGTGTCCACGGAAAAAGCTGAGAACTTCTTGATTCACGCAGACGGAGCTGACTTCTAATGAACAAAGGACTCCAGGGACTGATTAAGCGCAAACAGGACCTGAGCGTCGCCCTGCAACTGGGCGTGCCACGGGCCTGGATGCTGGCAAGTACAACTGGAACCATTTACCGGTCGTGGGGAATCAGGTCGATTGTTAGTGGCGGGGCTGGAGTCTGTACCGTCAACACTGCATGGAAAAGGGGTGGAGTTAATTCAATGACGATGTCAGTGACGCCTGTAACATCTGGCGGCATGGCAACCGTTGCAACTTCAACCGCGACATCGTTTGCCGTTACTCGCTACAGCACTGCTGGAGCAGCAGCAGACGGCGACTTTTTTCTTGTAATTTACGCACAGTAATCATGGCACTTGTTATTGCATTTGAGACGCCAGATCAACTGGTATCACTGCTTTATCCGGCTACCGGCGTGTCGCTTGGCGAAGCTGCTGTCGACATCCCAGCCGATGCGATTGCAACTTGGACCGGTGACGACACCGAGCTGCCAGTTGGATTCAAAGAATTTCAACAAGCACTTGCGATCGGCGTGAAAAACGGGCCAAGCATTGACATGGCCAAGGCTCGCGAGATCTTCAAGAACAAGATCCGCGAAGCACGCGCACCTTTGTTCCAGGAGCACGACGTCAAGTTCATGTTGGCCCTGGAGAAAGGGGAGCCGACTGACATCCCGGCTCTCAGGAAGCAACTGTTGCGTGATTTGCCCAGCGACAAAGCCATCGACAAAGCCAAGACCCTGGTCGAATTGGTTGCCACTTGGCCTGCTGACGTGCTCGGTTCCGAGTGTCCGTTTGCAGGGCTGAGCAATGGCTAAGCCCAAGGGCGCTACCGCCAAGCCACAGCACGTCCCAGGCCCCCCAAAGCTCACAAAGCAAGGCCAGGGTCTGCGGTCAAAGCCGAGCCACGGTCGCAAAAAGACTCGTGGACAGGGCCGCTAAGGTGGATCGACGACAGCGCCGGCCATGATTGAAATCATTGCAGCCTTGGTCGGCGCTGCTTTTACGGCAGCGGTAATGGGCACCAGTGGCGCGATCAGGGGCAACATGGGCAACCGTGAAGTCGTGACACGCTTGACCGTGGCCGTTGAAAACGTAGCGACCAGGCTCGAGGAGCTGCACGTCGACATCAAGGCTGACCGCAAAGAAACGTTTGGGCGCTTGAACTCCGTGGAGCAACGGGTTGCCACACTGGAGGCCCGAATCCACACCCCTCGCGCATGAATCAGATCGACAAAAGTCTTGAGCTGGACTGGAGCGAGAACAATGTCCAGCGGAAGCTGCTGTCTTTGTACGAGGACGAGGATTGGTCGGGACTGCTGGCCACAGCTGAGATCCTGAACACCGCTTGGCACCATGAAGTGATGGTGACCAGGTGGTTGGCCAAGGAAGCGGCAGACAATTTGACACGGTCCTGGCAAACTGCTGCCAGTGAACTGCTTGCCGATGACGTCCCGGATTCCTGAGTACCTAGCTGTTGCGGTGGCCGTCCACGGCGCTGCTGTGGCCATCGTGAACCTGACTCCCACCCCCAAAGACAATGAGGCCCTTGGTAAATACAGCAGAATGGCTGTGAAGCTGTACCGGGCTATCGAAATCCTGGCCGGCGTCGTCACCCCGCTTGTAAAACGATGAAAGGCAAGAGCAAGGCCGACAAGAAAGTGTCCAAGGTCATGCGGGAGTTCAAAAGCGGTGGCCTCCACAGCGGCAAAGGCGGCCCTGTGGTCAAGAATCCCCGTCAGGCCCTGGCCATTGCGTTGTCACAGGCCGGCGTCAAGCGCAAAGGTCAGTAATTCCAGCGGATGCGGGGTCGCCCTGGGCGCATTCCGACGTGGATGAAGCCCTTGGGTGCCCCGTAGCCCAGGGAATACGGCCAATGCTTGTCCGCCCAGTCCTGCAGGGTGTAGACAGACGTCCCGTCGATGTAAAAGTCGACGGCGCCAGTGTCTTTGGCGTCGTAAAGGTGCTCGGATTGAGCTGCGCCACCGACCTGGGCGTTGATCTTGGGGGGACGGTAGCCACTGGTGATGATTGCAGGCAAGCCGAAGTGATCTCTGGCCTTCTGGACAAACTGGGCCAGTACCAGGGCCGTGTCGCACTGGTGCTGAGCCACAAATCGACGGGCCTCCGACTGCTGGGTGAACTCCCCGTGCGTCACGTTGGGGGTCAGCTTGAAGCTGAACGGGGATCCGGGCTGAAATAGGCCCACTTTGGGCTTCGGAGCGGCCCGGTACGCCTCGGCAAAGTCCTCGAGCTGCTTAGGCGTCAGGGTTTCCTGGAGCCCGTTCCAAGCTGCCAGCTGATGCGGCAGCCCTTCGTCGTGTTTAGCTGCGTCTGCGAGACGAATAGCCGACATTTGAGCTGGTGAGTGGGGTCTTGGGAAAGATCTGGACGTTGTCCACCTTCCACGGGATACGTTCCCAGACATCGCACCGGGTCGCAACCTCCCAAGCCATCCCCTCGGACTCGGCCATGACGACAGTCTGGAAAGATCCAGGCTCCCGGGTGCCCCCGTAGCCGATAAAAACGCCAGGAAGCCGGATCACCCAGGCCCTGACGTTGGGCTTTTTACCGCCGGGTTCTGATCCACCCCGTGGTGGCCGGGGCCGCAGCAAGATCTGTAATGCTGCCGCCCAAAAGGTTTCGGTCAAGCGCCCCTTCAAGGTCGCCCATGTACGCCTGAAGCTCCAGGTCCCAGAGTTCTGATTGGCGTTCCCGGATGGCGCGGTCTTCATCGATGGCCAGTGATTCGTTCCAGTATTGAACCGCACCGGCAAGGGCGTCCAGACGGTCGTCGTGGGCCAGGCAGCCACGGTCGACGGTGAGGTGGGTCAGTTGATGAAACAACTGGTACGCCAGGCGCTTTTCGACGGCCTCGTCGTCACGGGTCTTGGCATCGCCTTCGATCACCGACCGGCTGACAATGAGCCGGTGCTGGTTCAGGACGGGTTCCAGTGCCGCAATGATGCGGCGCTCTTTCTGCACGTTGGACCGAACGGTCTCAATGGTGCACGGATGCTGCACCTGCAGGTACGGCTTCAGAAGGGACTCCAGCATGCCTTGACCGAACTGGTCCTCCAGGAGGATCAAGTTGACCTTTTGGCGCTTTGCAGCCGCGGCTAGGCCCTGCAGAACAGGTTCCGAGTAGCCGTCCCGAAACGCACCGGACTCCAGCAGGAACAAATTGCCGTTGAGGTGGGCCACGATGGCGTACGCGGTCTCGTCCAGGCCGCGGCCAGACGGGTCAATGAACATGACGCAGCCCTGGAACGGCAACCAGGTGCCATGGATGTAAGCCGGTCGGTAGTAATAATCGCCGCTGAAGCCCACAGCCGGCAAATCGCTGATGCGGTACTCGGCCCCGGAGCTCCACACGACCTTCTCTGGGGCGTGGTCCGAGACCTCGAGGACCATCAGGTCGGCCAGCTTCAACGGGAACCGTTCAGCGTCGGACAAGCTGGTGTCCAGTTGAAACTGCAGGGCAAAGGCCGACCGGCCGTACGACGTCTCCCGCTCCAGCAGATCCATTTCGCTGAAACGGCCCGGGTCCGTTGGTTGGCCAACAGCATCAACGCAGCCCTCGAGGATCACCGGGGCCAGGTGGTCGCCGTATTTGACGGGTTTCTCGGGGTACCGGGCCGGCCAAATGCGCACCTGGTAAGCGCGTTGGGCCAGCTTGTTGTAGATGGACTCCTCGGTCTGGGGCGTACCCAGAAACATGATTTCGCCACCGGGTTTGAGGATGGCGTTGTATTCGCCCACGGCGGCCAAGAGCTTCTCTCGCATGCCGACAGACCACGACGTCGTCGGTGTCTCAACGTCATCAGACAGGATCAAGTCGGCCCGGGACCCGGTCAACTGGCCAAAAATACCTACTGCTTTGACCGATGGACTTTGGTCCGGGATCGCGGGCCTGACGTCGAACCGGTTCACGGCGGAGCGCTGCTCGTCCCGGTCCGGTTCCAGGCACTGGAGCATCGGCATCTCCCTGATGAGGCGCAGGCAGAACATGGTGAAGTCATCGGCCCGGGTCTTTGAGGCCGACACGACCATGATTTTGAGCTGTGGATTGCCACGCAGCAACCAGAGCACATAGGCCGCGGCCATCCAGGACTTGCCGACGCCTCGAAACGCCTCAACAATGCGGCGCTTGGAGCCGTGCTGCATGTATCCAGCGATGTCGAGCTGGATGGGGGTTGGGTCCGGCAGGTTCAGGTGCCGCCAGACCAGGACCAGGAAGTAACGGAAGTCCGACGCAAGGGGTTCCGGAAGCCCGGTCCAGGCTGTACTCACGCAAACACCCGATAAGGATTGGCGGGCTCCACCAGGAACTCATCCCAGCCATCAGGCAGCGTCCCAGCAAAGTTGACGTGGAAACCGGGCAAAGTTGTCGGCGCAACGATCACGTCGCCGGTCTCTGGGTCGTACTCACCGCCACGGGTGATGGTGCCAACCACGTCGATCGCGTGATCGTGGGTGTAGGCGGCGAGGGTGGTGTTGCCGTCCTCGTCAGGTTCGGAGAAGAACCCAGCAGTGGTTGCGGCAGCGGTCCAGGCGGGTTCGTCGGTGAAGCGTAGGAAGTGCGTCATGGTTGGGTGATCTGCTGGAGGGTGGTATTGCTGAGGCGGGTGGGCCAATAGGTGAGGCGCTTGATGGTGCCGTTAATGTCATTGCCTGCATTAGGGGCCCAAGCGGACGACCCCAACTTGAGGCGGACTTGCGCCAAGGGCACTGCCCCGCTCGTATCCGTTGAAATAGTTCCCCCATTTGAAGCCGCAGCAAAAGAGTTTAATGCGTAACCAAACGCAATATTTGTCGTTCCAGTTGTGGAGACTGGTGCCGTAAGAACTGCTGAATCTGCATTACTAGATCTAATGGTTACGTTGTTAGAAGAACCTACTGTTACATATTGAGTGTTGTCAAATGTATCACCCGTGCCAAAGATAACCGTACCTTTGGGGGCTGTAGTAGAACAGAAGAAACTTCCCTCCGTCTGGTTGTAGAACGAGCTTTCAAACACGCTCACCGCTGCGGTCGTGGTTGGGATGTATGCCGTTGCCGTTGAGCCGGTTTCCAGTTGGGCGCCCCAGAGGAAACCAGCAGAGTTTGAAACACTATCGGTTCCATCAATCACCCCTCCGTTTGAGTTAAAGGATGCATTACACTGATAAAACGTTGCGGTGTCAGAAGTTGCAGTGACTGTTAGCCGATACCAGCCGTCTGGATATGGCGTGATAGACGCAGAAGGTCCCGTAAAAGTGCCACCGGCAACCGTTGCTGCAGTATGTATAGTACCAGAGCTGATATTAAAAACAACATCAACTTTATTTGGAAATGTTCCTTGGCATCTTAGAGCGCAAAAGTTGCCAACTGATTGTTTTACAAAAACGGAAAAAGTGTACTGAATTGCTGAGGCAGCTTTTGCAGGTGCCTGTGCAATAAAGCTTGAACCAGTAATGGATCTAGTCCATAAGTCTGCTGTTGTGGTTCCGTTTGGTGCAACACCAGCATTTGCTGTAACTGTCGGCAGGGTTGCACCAAAACGTGGCCATGCTGCATCATTGAACTCCTCACTCCTCAGCAGGAGGTTCGTCCTCGTCGTCCCAAAGTTCGCCCCGGTAATGCTGGCCACATCTGCGGCGCGGGTTACGGTTGCGGAGGTCGTGGGGATGACCGAAGTGGCAAAGGCGCCTTGCTCAAGCTGGGGCAGGCCGATGCGGAGGGTAATGTCGATGGGTTGGCCACTAGTAACGCCAAAACGAATACCGGCATTGACGCGGTTAACCGTGGCCCCACCAGTAAGCGTATGAGTTGCTAGATATCGGTTTAATGTTGAAGTTAAAAATGATGTGGAAATAGATGCCCCTGTTACAAATGTAGAACCTACTGTTTCATCAAAAAAGAAAACTGGATTGCTAACATTTGAGGCAGAACCGGAAGCAATTTTAATCCACGCAGAATATGTCCATGTTTGTCCCGTAGCGGCGGGAATAATTCCTGCGGATTCTGTAATTACTGACCAAACCGCACTTGCTGATGGGGTGCCATTAAATCTAATATCTACATAATTAACTCCGTTATCTGTACCAGTGCCAATTATAGAAGTTGATACACCAGTTCCTGCTGAAGCGTATGCAAACCAGTTAATAGGGTTTGTCCCAGGTGTACCAGCAACCGCACCCACGCCTGTGTTGTTACGGATGCTGTTCGTCCTCGCCTCTTCCACCAGCAGGCCAAGGCTTTCACCCGTTGTTGGGTTGTGGTCAAAGCGTGGGGCAGAGTTGATGACGCTGGTGGTGGGGATGTAATCACCGACGGTGGACGCTTGCTCTAGTTGGGCGCCAACCACGTAAAGACCGTTGGTTCCATCAGCAACATTGGTTTTGATTGTCCAGTAATCGCTACGATTGCCAGGCGCAGAAGTTGTCGTGGTAAAAGTCCAAGAAACGCGATACCAGCCGTTTGCAAGGGCAACAATAGAGGCGCCTGTTAGCGCCCCTGCAATGGCTGGCGCAGTTCCGTTTCCGGTTAATGTAAAATCATAAGTACCGCCAAGAGCGTTATCACGAAGCCTTAAAACAGTGGCACCAACAGGTTTTACAAATAAGGATTGAGTATGTGACGTTGAGTTAGTAAGCGTGATAGCAGAACTGAAATTTAAACCATCATTATTGTTTCCAGTGTTTGCCCCGGCGTTTAACGTAAACAAAGAAGCCGTAGTAGATGCAGTTGGAGTTGCAGTCGTAACAGTTGTAAGCGTTGAAGTTACTGCGTTGTAAGAATTTGTAGTAAGTATTGCGTCGCTGAACGTTTTAAGGTTCGTCACCGCCGACCGCAACACCCCGGAGCTGTCCACGTACGTCCCGGAGCTGGCGCGGGTGAAGGTGATCCGGGGGTCGAGGGTCTTCTGCAGGGCAAATCGTAGGTCCAGCGGCGCGGAAGCAAAGACCCCAGCCGCTCCGCCCTTGTCCACCAGGTTGCGGTTGAGAGCCCTGTTAAGGCGCCTTGGACCCAGGTTCTGCATCTGATTAGCCTTGGCGTGAAATGGAGGCCTTAAAGACGACGCTAGGGGTTCCTCCGGACAGGGACACCAAACGGCCTCGCATGAAGACGACGGGAGCCTGCATCATTGAGTAGCCGTAGGTGCCGTTGGCGGTGATGGTGGTGTCGACGTTGTTGGAGTCCAAGTTGAACCAGTTGGTCGCGTCGAGCGAACCTTCGAACCGAATCACGACGTTGGTGCCAATCGACGACACCGTGACCTGAAACACGGCGTTATCAGCCCTGGAGCTATTGGCAAAGTCCGTGGCCCCTGCGGACGTCAGGGTCCCCAGTGTCGAAACGATTGGGATGCTCATGGCGGCTTAAGCGGCAGTGGTGTCGATCACGGCGAAATTGATGGTCACAGCCTCCGACAGGGACCCACCGCTGGTGTTGGACAACCGGATAACGGAAGTGCCGGCCCCAACGGAAACGACGTGGGTCTGGTACGAGCCAGCGGTGCCACCGGACCCCTGGTTGGCAATGACGACGTCGGTGGCGCTGATGGCGCTGTTGGTCATCGTGAACTGCACGGTGGCCAGAGACGCCAGGGCAGCGCCGTGGGTCGTGATGGTGCCGGACTTGGCGTTGACGACGACAGCAGTGGTCTTGCTGGTGCCTTGGGTGACGGTGCCGTAGCCAGCGGGGGCAAAGCCAATGGCAGGTGCAGCCGCAATCCGGTTGTTGGTGTCGGTGGAGATGAAGAACCCAGATGGGATGTCAGCGGGATCGGGCATGGGGGGTATCAGGCGACCTTGCGCCTTGGCATTTGCACCACTTTATCCAGATCTGGCAACGACGCCACCAGGTCCCCAAAGCTGGTGCCAGCAACAGGTTGAGCTGAGATGCCGTTGTCTTTGAGGAACTGGCGAAGGATGTTGAGCTCAGCGGTGCTAATGGACCCGTCGTCGAGCCTGGCCTTCAGGTGCCACGCAAGGTCGGTGTGAAGGTTCGACAGGACCCTCGAAGCTTCGGTTTCGTTGGGACGACCCATGGTGCAGCAGGCCTAGTGAGCAAATGGTAGGACCCATGGCCACCAAGTCTCCGCCTACTGGCTGCGCTAGAGCAGCGGAGTAGTACATATGTGTGCGTACGTATAGAAGGGGAATCCAGCCCCCTATGGTTAACTATGGTCACCTAAGGATAAATAGCTCTCCGAAGGAGAGCGGTCAGGAGGTAAATCAATACCAATACATGGTCAACCAAAGGGGAATATGGTTGACCATGGATTGTTGTTATTAGTACTAATGAAAGAAATACATGGTTTAACTATAGTCACCTATATCCACCTATATCCACTCGTATTGAATTATGGCGCGACGTCGTTCGATGAAAGTGGGCGGGGGTGACTTTTTGGTGAAAAAATTTGAGGGG